TACTCTAGCCATGATTCTAAATTCATTTTTCAAAGCTGAGTAAATTCTTTTGTGAATCGCAGACATAGTTCTAGAACCACGCTCAAGAAGAGCAACTGTTGTTCCTACTGCCGCTTGTTGATTTCCATCACCAACTTGTAAATCTGCAATAGATGCAAATCTTTGACCTGCATTAACTACAACACCCATCAAACTTAATAAAGTCTGTGATGGTTCTTTAAATGGTAACATCATAAACGAATCTCTTAAATTTCCACCAGGTGCATCTACATCTCTAAACTCACCAGGTTGGATTGATTGTGCATCATCTCTAATTCTAATACCACGTTGTTTGAATCCAGCGGGTAGGTTAGATAAAGTCCCTGCATCTAATAGTTGTCTAAGTGCACTTGTTGCAGTTCTTGACAATCCACCAATCATATGAATTAAACCAAAACCATAAAAACCTAGTCCTGGTAAAAATTTAAAATGTACAAAGTATTGTATTTTATTTTTTGATTGATCTCCTACTTCATAATTTCTTTTGATAGAAAGAATCTCACGTGACCCTTCTTCTAAAGTTACAATGTAAGGTATTTTAATTCCTGAGGGCTCACCAGTCTCTGGATTCTCATCTTCAAAACCTTCTAAGTCTAAATCCACATGACATTCTAATAATGTATAAACATCTTCTTCTTTTGATTTAGTTGTACCTTCCAACTCTCTTTCTTTTTTCTCAACATCAGATTCACCTGCAGTTGGTTTTCCTAAATCAATGTCTCTGTAGAAACCAGCGACTTGTTGTTTTCTTAAATCGTTTTCTGAAACTTTTATTCGATGAATAATTGCTTCCGCATCATCTAATGAGGTAGCTGTGTACGGAACAATTAAATCATCTGCTGGAACAAACTTTGATACTGCTCTTTGTTCCATATCATCATAGTAGACTTTTTTAAAAGCAGAACCTGCGAGTGGCAAATTAAATAACATTTGATCAAACTCTGGTTCATACTCTTTCATCTTCTCCATAATTTCGTAATTCATAAAATCTTTAACACGTGTTGCTTGTTGTGTTTTTTCTGGTGTAGATAAACCCATTACTTGAGTTCTAACTGGTCCATCTGCTGGTAATAATTCTTTATAAGCTAATGCTTGAAATTGTGTGACTGCTTCAGCAAGTACGGGATGAGTTGCACCACTTGCTCCTTGAAAAGGTTCTGTTCTGTTATTGTATTTAAAACCTAAAAGATCTAAACCTTGAATATAAGCTTGTTCCCAATCTTTTCTTGAAGAAGTATAATCCATATACTTACCATTTAAATCAGAACCTAATCTACCCAATACATCATCAGGTAAAAATTCTGCAAGGTTAGCATAATGCTCGTCACCACCTTCTGGTGATGCAGCTTGTGGATCTAAATCAATATCAACTGATCCATCTTCATTTTCTTGAATATCGACAGGTTCAAGAGATTGTTCATCAATCTCTATTTCTTCATTTACCTGTTCTTTAAGTTCATCAGGTCCTGGAACCTCAAATTCTTTTCGAACCTCGTTTGGAAGTGCTTTGTCTATGTCTGCCATTATATTTTTTCTCCGTATGTTCTACCTCTTTAACAGTATTATAAGAAATATTCAACCCCTGAGGCATGGGTCCGGATTCCGGAGGAATAGTCCTAGTTAGTCTTTTAATCATTCTCTAATTCTTTTGAAGCTTGTTTAACTGCTTCACCAAACTCATAACCATCATCCATAAGTTCCTCAACTCTTTTTCTCAAAGAGTTAGATCCTTCGCTATAGCCCATACGACCACCATTAGCCATTTGAGGAATTTCTATAACTTTATCTTCTTTAGGAAAATACGTATCTGCAAATTTATCTATATCCATACCAGTACCTTCTTTACCACCTAATTCAATATACTTACCGGTAACCATTGCATTATATTTAGTGTCACCCCCTTTTAAAAAATTAACTCTACCGCCAATAGAATACTTATTAAGTTCATCTTGATATTCTTTTATTTTCTTAGAAGCCATGACTCCGGCATCTCCAAACAATGGTCTAATAATTTTCATGTACTCAGCTTGAGATATTTCATTATTGTCTAATGCTTTTTTTGAAAACTCGCCTACTAAATTAACATATGTTTTAGGACTAAACATATTAGCTGCAGCTTTTGTATTAAGCATGTCTAATGTTTTAGAATAATTTTTAGGTTTTTTTGGTGGTACTAGGTCCATTACAGAACTCCTGCAATGCCGCCTTTAGCTCTTTTTAATTTATCGTCTTGTGCTTTTTTAATCATTTCTTTAATTCTTTGAATATCAGACATTTTTGAATCTCTTTTTTTCATATCCATTTCTAAAGCTCTCTCTTTTGCTTTTTGATTATCAATAAGTTTTTGCATATCCATTTCTTTTTTATTTAACAAACCTCTTTCTCTCTCTTTCATTAAATCAGAAAGTTTAAAAATATTTGCACCTTCACCTGTTGTTGTATCCATCTGCATTGATCTAGCTAATGAATTTAAATCATTTGAAGGTGGTTCAGTGATTTGTTTAGGTGAACCTTGATTATAATTTATTCTACCGCCCGATGCTAATTTAATAGAGGGTGCTTCTTCTTTTTCTTTTTTACTAAAATAATATCTTGAAAAATCTTCTATTGTTCCTTCATATCCGTTTTTAACGGCTTCTTGAAATTCTTCAAACATTGCACCTAGTTCTAATTCAAACTCTTCTTCAGGAGTCTCACTAGCCATTTGCATAGTATCTAAAGATTTAATACCACCCATATCATCGTAATCTTCAGGATCAGCTGGTAAATCTTCAGGTATATCACCTAGCTCAATATTTCTGAGCATGTCTTTTAATCTTAGATCGTTTTCGTCTATTGCCATAATATCTAATAATACACTTTTTGTGTCTGCTGTAAAGGTTCATCTTCATAATCTTCAGGGTGATCAATTAAACCACCTTGTCTGAATCTCATTACTGCTTGAGTCATAGAGTCAACTAAGTCATCATGATCTCCATAAGGAAATGCAGCGCATTCTTCTATAACTTCTTGTGCAAAATCCATATCTTTAGGAGCATATATTCTCCCAGACTCAAATAGAGGTGATACAGAATTAACACGAGTATGCTTATCATTACCCCGTGATGGTGTAAAGTTAATTACAGGGATTCCAGATTTTCTTAATTCATAAGTTAAAGGGAGCCCTGATGCCTTGCTCTCTACAATCACTGTTTCCGGATTCCAGTAGCCGTACTGATCTAATGCAATACGCCTTAGTTCTGGAAACTCGTACCGACCTTTTAAAGAATCCAGCAACAGGAGACAGGGACCACTATCTTCAGTTGGATGAAATACACCCCAGGTAGTAATGGCGCTGTAGTCGGCAGTTTCTTTTTTCATAAAAGCGGTATCGTAAGATTGAATAACGTGCTCTAATGGTGGTAAATCTTTTTCCCAATCTTGCCACCATTCTCTTTTAATTAATGCACCCTCATCTCCTGTTGGGTTCTGCATGTATTGTGCATTCCATTTTGATAAAGGTATAGATGCTTTAACTGATTCAAGATCTTCAAGACTCCAATATTCCGGCCACAGGGGTTTTCCGGTTGGAAGGATTGCAGGAAATTCTATAACCTCCCACTGATCAGCTTTAGTTTCTTTTTGTGCTTTAATTAATCTACCCGCTAAATCTTTTTCATTCCATCTAGTCATTACAATAATAATTGTTCCTCCAGGTTGAAGACGTTGACGTGGACCAGATGTATACCACTCATAAGTTCTTTCCAAAGCTTGAGCATTCATTGCATCTTGCTCAGTGTGTGGGTCATCAATAATTAATAGGTCAGCACCCCTTCCTGTAATTGCAGATCCAACACCAGCAGCATAGTATTCACCACCTTGTTCGGTTTCCCATTTACCGGCAGCTTGTGAATCAGGATTTAATCTAGTTTCAAAAACTTCTTTATACTCAGGTGTATCCATTAAAGCTTTTGCTTTACGACCAAACCTTACAGATAATTCAGTTGTGTTAGTTGATTGAATAATTTTTAATTTAGGATTACGACCTACCATCCAGGCGGGTAACAAATAAGATGCAAATTCAGATTTAGTATGTCTAGGTGCCATGTTAATTATAACACGTTTTGTTTTACCTTCAGCTATTTGATTAAATTTTTCTGCAACTTGTTTATGATGCTTACCTTCAATAAAATCCGGCCATACATGTTTAACAAAAGACATAAAATCATTTTTAACGTCAGCTTGTTTTTTCTTATCTTTCCATTTAGCCATATAAATAGCTAATTGTCTTTTTACATCAGGTGGTAATTTCTCAAACTTTTTTAACTTCTCTATATCCATAGTGCATTCGAAAAAAATTTTCTAAAAAATTTTTTGATATGTGTTTTAAAAAGAGTAACTATTTTACGCTTATGAATATCTAAATCCTTGTTTAAATACGTATCGTAGGGACCCCTTTTTATTTATACCTTAATTCATTATTTAAAAAATTGCAAATTTTGATTGGGCTTTGGTACCTCTATTGCCCTGCGACATTTTGTCGCAGGACATTACAACGCACATAGGAGGGTATGTGTTCTGTGTTTGGGTGCGACATTTTGTCGCACCCTGTAATATTATCTTGACACTAGTCTAGCAAAACCATGTAGGCATCTGGGTTCTCTTGTCTAAACCAATTTAAATTAGCTCTGACTTTGTCCCAAAGTTTAGAACCTCCATAGCCTATTTTTTCATCCTCTAAAGTTGCTAGGTATTCATAATAGAATATAGCATCATGTTTCTTTGCTTCTTCTCTTGTTAGCATTACAGATTCACCACTGAATCTATTTACTCTTTTGTGTGTCTTTTGTTCTGTCATATTTCTCCTTTGTTGTTAATGACCCATGATACCAGATTCCAGAACCATGAGCCATTGTCCAAATTGTCACACCCTTTCAATACGATATTCTCCACCCCAACGATCTTCGTTCTTGACCTTGGCATAACCTTGAGTTTCTCGTCTGTGTCTGATAAACTCGATCGGTCGACCATGCTCAATGTTTTCCATGTTCTGACTTAACCATTCTAACTTACATGTCTGACTACAAAAATATGCGTCGCATTTAATTGGAGTCCAACCATATCTATTTGGTTCTGGATTTATTGTTGAATATGCATAGCGACCTCTAATCACGCCTC